ACTTGCTGTTTGTGTCAAGGTTACTTTGTGATGACAAGATGCACTAAAATCAAATGTGATAGTGCCACTAGATTGTGTAACTGATGTTATGTTTGCTGGTGCTTTTCCCGTAAGGGAGATTCCACCACTAAGAGTTAATAATCCAGATGCAGAATCAGCAGCGTCTGATCTTAAAAAACTTGTTGAATCAATAAAAGAATTTCCAGAAATGTTAAACCTACGCCCCATAGTTGTAGATGAAGATATGGTTATATTAGGTGGAAATATGCGACACAAAGCGTGTATAGAAGCAGGATTAAAAGAAGTACCTATTAAAATAGCAAAAGGATTAACTGAAGATCAAAAACTAGAGTTTATTATAAAAGACAACGCAAGTTTTGGCGAGTGGGATTGGAGTATGTTAGGCAACGAGTGGGATAATATAAAACTTGGTGAATGGGGGTTAGACGTTTGGCAACCTGAACAAGAAGTTGACTACGGAGTTTTAAATGATCTTGATTTAGACGATGAACTTGAAGATATGGAAGACAATGTTAAAAAAGGCATACTAATAGATTTTACTTCAGAAGATATAGAAGAAGCAAGAGAACTATTGGCAAAATTTAGAAAAGCTAACGCATATATAGGTGGACTATTAATAGAAAAGCTAAAAGAAACTAAAATATGATACCTATTTATATACCTTCATATAATAGAGCAAAAACAATTAAAACAACTATATGGTTAGATAAAAGCGACATATCATATAAAGTGCTATTACATTCAGATAAATGCAAAAAAGAGTATCTAAAAGCAGGTATTGTAAAAGAAAAAGACATTATAGTAACAAACGCAGATAAAGGTATAACAAACCAAAGAAATTATATAATAAACAATTTAGCAAAACAAAATGAATGGTATATATCATTTGACGATAACATAAGAACATTTACAAGAGTTATAGACAAATACTACTTTAATAAAAAGAAAATAAACGTAGAAAGCCCTGAAATTACACAAGAAACATTTAACAAAGAAGTTAGTGCAAAAGAATATATAGATTTATTATTAGAAGATATAAAGTTAGCAGAAAGTATAAAAGCTGAATATGTAGGATATGCAACAGTAGAAAATTATTTTTTTAATTCTAAAAAATATAAACCTGTCGGCTATGTTATATCAAAAGCAGTTGCTATTAAATACAATGGACTAACGTATGATAAAAATTTAGAAGCAATGGAAGATTTTGGCTATTGTGCTGAACAACTTATAAAAAATAATTGTGTTTTAATAAACGCATGGCTAAAACCCAAAGCTGGACATTACGAAAAAGGTGGCATAGGAACTTATGATGAAAGAGTAAATAGAAAAATAATTGATTGTGAATACCTAATGAAAAAATATCCTAATTTTTTTAGATATAAAACGAAAAAAGGTTGCCACCCTAAAGCAGAATTACAAATTAGATTTAACAATCCAAAACAAATAATACAATGGAAACAATTAAACTACAACAAGTAAAGCATAACATAAAGATCGGTAAAAAGTGCGAATACATTGAACCTAACGTAAAAGAAGAATGTTTATTAGAAGTAGACGGTGAAATAATTGGTTTCTATATACCTGATTTAAATAAACACGATAAAAAACTTGTACAGCTTATTTCTATTGCTAATAAAGAGTTTAGAAGTAAAAACGTACCAAAATCACAATTAAATAGAAGTGATACCATGAAAGCTTTCAAAGAAGGTGTTAGTTGGGCAGAAGCAGCTAAACTAGGTGTTTCACAATACTCTACAATTTTAGGAAGCGTAGCACCACGCCCACATATGCGTAGAGACTATCCAAGCATTTGCGCAACGCATAAAGTAAAATCAGCACAAATCTTTATAAAGGCAATGTTAGGCGCAGCATTACAAAGTGAAAAGATAATTAAAAAGCTTACACCACACATATATAATAAACAAGTTGAACTATTTAAAGACGTAAACAAAAAATGGCGTTTTGGAAACTTATTTACAAGTAGCATATCTAATTATAATATATCAGCACCGTTTCATAGAGATACAGGCAACATAGAAGGCGCAGTAAACGTAATAATAACAAAAAGACATAATTCAAAAGGTGGTAGTTTAAATGTACCTGATTATAATGCAACATTTGAACAAGCAGATAATTCAATGCTAGTTTACCCAGCTTGGAAAAACATACATGGAGTTACACCTATTAAACCTATGCAAGAAAATGGATATAGAAACAGTTTAATCTTTTACCCATTAAAAGCATTTAAAGGAATATAAAATGGACAAAAATAGACACATAAAAAAAGAAGCAGTATTAGAAGCGTTAGAAAAATCTTTAGGCATAGTAACAACAGCCGTTAAGTCAGTAGGCATAGCAAGATCGACTTTTTACAAATGGATTAATGAAGATGAGGACTTTGCGCAGAAAGTAAAAGACATTGAGAACATTACATTAGATTTTGCAGAAAGTAAGTTACACGAACAAATAAATGATAACAATACATCAGCTACAATCTTTTATTTAAAAACTAAAGGCAAGAAGCGTGGATATATTGAGAAGTCAGAACTAGACTTAACATCAGGCGATGAACCTGTAAAGATTAATGTAAACATAAATGGCACAGACTATTGAAACAAGCTTTACAAGAACACAAGGACAAGCAATAGCATACCTATTTGATAAAGACACAACAGAAGTTTTGTTTGGTGGCGCAGCAGGTGGTGGTAAGTCTTTTATAGGTTGCGCATGGTTAATACTATCTTGCCTTAAATACCCAAAGACTAGATATTTAATGGGTAGAAGTAAGTTAGACAATTTAAAAAAAACTACTTTAAACACTTTCTTTGAGGTATGCGAGTTATGGGGATTAAAAGCAGGTAAACATTACAGCTTTAACGGTGGTTCAAACATAATAACGTTTTATAACAAAAGTGAGATATTATTAAAAGACTTGTATCAATATCCAGCAGATCCAAACTTTGACACTTTAGGATCGTTAGAAATTACAGGCTGCTTTGTAGATGAAGCAAACCAAATAACAGAAAAGTGTAAAAACATATTGAGTAGTAGAATTAGATTTAAATTAGATGAGTATAAAATTACACCTAAACTACTTTTAACTTGCAACCCTGCAAAGAATTGGACATATACACAATTTTATCAACCTAATAAAAAAGGTGATATAAAAGAACATAGAAAGTTTATACAATCGCTTGTAGATGATAACGAATATATTGGAAAGCATTACAAAGAACAATTACAAAAGCTAGACGAAATAAGTAAACAAAGACTATTATTTGGTAATTGGGAATATGAAGCAACAACAGATAACTTAATAGAGTATGACGCTATAATTAATTTATTTAATCAAAAAGGAGTAACAGGTGAAAAATATATAAGCGTTGACGTAGCTAGATTTGGAACAGATAAGACAGTTATAGTATTATGGAACGGACTACATATTGAAAAGATTATAAGCATAGATAAGTCATCTATAAACGAAGTAGTTGACGAAGTAAGGAAAGTACAAAGAGATTATGCTGTAAACCTTAAAAACATTATTGTTGACTCTGACGGAGTTGGGGGTGGAGCACAGGACTATTTACGCTGTACACCTTTTCAAAATAATGCACGGCCACTCAAACGTGAGAACTACCAAAACTTAAAAACACAATGCTATTACAAATTAGCAGATCTTATAAACAAAGCACAAATAGGCATAGACTGTAACGACATACATATTAAAAAGTGTATTATAGAGGAATTAGAACAAGTACGTTCAAAGAACGCAGATAAAGACGCTAAGATTCAAATGCACTCTAAAGACACAGTTAAAACCATATTAGGTAGATCACCTGACTATTCAGACGCTATAATGATGAGAATGTTTTATGAGATTGATACAAACTACGGAAGGTATTTTGTTCAATAAAAAAGGAAGGTCACTACATTGAAAACAAAGAAGAATCTATCATTGTTATACGGCTTCATTTGCAGACATTGTAGCAACCAACCTATAAAAAATCAAACTAACCTAAAACGCAGCAAATATACGATTTTAAACTAAATACACAAAATATATATACATTATTATGAACGTCAATATAAATAAAGACGGAAAGAAACACAAGTATAAGATTAAAGAATGGAAAGAACTTACACTTGAAAAATGGGCAGAAGTAATTGCTATAAACAAAGGTAGTAACGTTCAAGAAGCAGTTGAGAATGTAAGGTTAATTTCAGACATACCTAAAAAGCTGATTGAACAATTAACAGTTAAAGATGTAGCATTTATATTAGAGAAGGCAACAGAAGTACAAAAAGAAGGAAAATTAAAACATAAGATTACAATGCACGGAATAGACTATGGTTTCCACCCTAATTTAGAAGCAATAACCATAGGTGAGTACGCAGACATTGAGCAATATGTTACGAATGGATTGGAAGAAAATATGCACAATATAATGGCTGTACTTTATAGGCCGATAGTAGAAGAAAATAAAGACAATTATACAATAGCTGCTTATGATAGTGATAAATTTGATATTAGGGCAGAAGTATTTAAAAAGATGAAAGCAAAAGATGTTAATTCAGCGTTGGTTTTTTTTTGGACTTTAGGGAACGAACTACTGACTATTTTGCCGCAGTTTTTGGAAAATCTACAGAAGGATCTGGAATTGAAAATGGAAAAGATACTGCCGAAAATCAATTCGCAGCTAAATGGGGTTGGTTCTCAATAATGCATAGATTGTGTAATGGAAATATAATTAATTTAAACAAGATAACTGATTTGCTTTTATACGAGTGTTTAACATGGTTATCATACGAAGCAGATTTAAACGAAATACAAAACGTAAAAATACAAAATGATAAGATATAAAACTTATAACAATGTCATAGATACTCTTAAACAATGGGGTACAAATCACTATCAAATACAAAAGGTATCAAGTGGTGATATACATGAATTTGACTTAGAGAAGAACAATAAATATCCACTTATGCATATTAACTTTGTTTCAGTTGACGCTGAAGCAAGTAGAATGACATTTAACTTTCAAGTATTTATATGCGATTTAGTAAATGAAGATGAAAGCAACGAACAAGAAGTGTTAAGTGATACTTTAAGCATTTGCACGGATCTTATAGCAACATTTAAGTCAGGCGAAAGTCTTTATTTATCAAGCACATCACATGGCGAAGAAGCAAGATATTTTGTTGAAGAAGATTTTTTCTTAGAGCCATTTACAGAAAGATTTGACAACGCAGTATCAGGGTTTGTATTTGAGTTGCCTATAATAATAGAACAACCATACGACACTTGTAATATACCACAACCAACGACAAGCATAATAAATTAATGTGTATAAAGACAAAATTGAGAAGAAAAATAAGTAGAAATGTAGATATTGAGTTAGGCGTGTTTCCACCTAAACTTATGATACATATAAATAAAAAGAAATATAACAGAAAACAGAAACATAAAAAAATTAAATTTTAATTATGGCAGACTTAACAACAACAATTACAGAAAACGTTACAATAAATGGTAGCGTTAGAGGTTCAACAAACACAGTTACAACAACAGGTATTACAGACACCTTAGAAAGAACTATAACTTGCACACATTCACAAACAACTATAATTGCAGAATTTGGAGCAACTCCACACGCAGCAGGTAGCAATATAGATAGAGACAATGTGAAATATGTTAGGGTTACTAATTTGGATAGTACAAACGAATGTATGTTAGGAGTAGTAACAGGTGCTTCAAATTATCAAGTACGACTAAGGGCAGGTGCTTCACACTTACTATATAACGGTGACGATATTATGGTTGCAGAAGAAGATACAACACCAGCTTTTGCTTCTATTACAGCAGATTTAGCTTCTTTACAAATTAGGCCTAGCACAACTAACGACATTCAAGTTGAAATGTTTATAGCTAGTGTGTAATGGCAAGAAAAAGCACAGTACATCAAAGACGCTTTTTGAGAGGGTTTGGAAAACAATTAGTTGCCGAAGCTAAAAAAGGGTTAAAGGGTAGGGGTTCAGGCTCGTT